CCCTGCAACTGAATATCACCAGCCCAAGGATTGTTTTGATCAACTGCCATGTTTTTTTCCTTAACCTAAAAAGTTCCAAGCGCCGCCGCGATACTGGTAAGTCCCAGCACCAGAACCAGGGTCGCACGTAGTCCCGTCAGCCTTGAACGTGGTTCCCTCGCGGTACTTTGGCGGGTAGTCATAAAGAGTCTGGAAGGATATGGATTGCACTTGCGTGGCTAGTGCTTGTTCCATTTTTGCGAACTCTTCTTGCAGGTATCTCTGCAAACCGGATAGTTCTGTTGGCGGGTTGCCTGGCACATATTGAGCCATCAGAAGCCTCCCGCCGTGTCGTACTCAATGCCGAATGACTTGATTCGCCACGGGTAGTAATCCGAGTTTGCAAACCGCACGGCTAAAAAACGGCCTGACCTCATGCAGTCAATCTTTTGAGATTGGCCTATCGTGAAAGTCTGAACCGAGCCCCATGCTGGCGGGCTATCTGCATACATCGATGTCCCAAACTGGATCGACACCGTAGACCCGTTGTTACCATCAATTCGCGGGTACAAAGACTTCGTGACCTTCACCGAGTAAGGGTCACCCATGTGCATTCCGGTCCGCTCTATGGTTGCCGTAATCAGACTTCCGAAGTCGCTAGTCCCAGAGTCTTGCAAGCTGATGTATGGCGTTGTGTGCACCATCAGCAGCCGCGCTTCTGCTGGACTGTATTCGTTTTCATCCCATGTACTGCCGATCATATCCCATGCAGTGCCAGCAACCCCAAGCGATGCCCATGTTGCCGCAGACGATGTGTAATTTATTTGCCCAAACGCGCCGTATGTTACGTTAGACAGTTCACGAATAGACCAGGATTTGTCAATCCAGTTCCAGACACAAGCTTTATTGCATGTGGCGGTTGTGCCGTATGGGAAGCACACCCAAACTTCATTCTTCTGCGGGTTGGATGTGAGAAACGCCCGCTTGTAGTTGTCGATGCTAATGTTGCTAAAAATGAAATTTCTAACAATGCCGTTTGCCACCGAAGTGACGCCTTGGCCGGTATTAAGAACCACATCACCAGCAGTCAAAACCACATGGCCTAATGGCGTATTGACGCCGCAGCCACGGGCCAGCATCCCCGTCTCCCCAGGCAATCGCTGGAACCGAAAGATGAACGGTGCGCCTATGTACGTCATGGCATACATGGAGCGCTCTTTGTAAATAATATTTACATCTCCCATCGGCATGCAGTCCACCAGAATATCCGGCGTTTCCGCTAAGTCTTGCTCACCAGCATCTAGCGCTGGGTTCGTTTCGTCCCAGTCTCCAGCAGATGTTATCGCGCCAGGGTTCAAGGTGGTTGACCATTTCACCATGTGCGGGTAAACCGTGGAGCCCTTGGTAATTCCAAGGGCAACGATGAAATTCTTGAATGGGTGCAGAGCCTTTGCACGCCATGACGAATCCCATCCTCCGATGGCCGCCAGATTTGTGCCGGTGTCGCCATTCCAGTATGTTGGAACGTCCACACCGTTGTTCATGACCCAGACGCCGTTAATGGACCCGCCTGTCCATCGGTCATCAACAGCGCCAGTCGGCCCTGGCCCTGTGATGTCTGTTCGCGTGGTCCCATCGTCTACGTGAATAGAACTGATGCCAGCGTGTATCCAATATCGGGCAGTGCTGGTTGAATAGGGGGCTAGAAAGTAAGGCGTAATCGTAGGCGTATCAAACACCTGAACTGTGCCCTTGAAGCGCTCAGCATAGCCGTTGTTGAAACGCATATTTGATGCAGCCGACCACACACCATTCCCCAACTCTTCAGGGGTTAGGTCGGCATTTAAGCCAGTGCCGCAGTTGTCTATGGTTGCAAACATTACTTCACCAATAGGGAAATTTTGTCTGAGAAACGAACGAAGGCGTAAATAAGGCCGATGAATGCGGTTAGCGCAGTGCCAGCCGCAAACAGTTTGGTAAGCACTGAAACCCAGCGGTCAAACGTGCTGCCAATCGTACCTTTGTCTACTTTCTTCTCTAGTGCGTCGAATCGGTCGGTCGTGACAAACCGCGATGACAATTTTTCCAAATCGCTTTTTGTAGCCATTTCTGACATCCCTAGTAGCAGCTTGTGCAGACTCGCGTTCATGCGATGCTGCTCCTCTCGCAGATACCCAAGATGCACCTCTAAGACTTCATTGGATACCGGCTTTTCAACCTCATTCATTTTTTTCACCATCCTGATGTGCCAATCTATAGGCGATATATCCAACGACTGCTATCCCAACAGCTCCAACATCAAAGCCGATGCGGGCGCTGCAAATTGACTGGCCGACCTCTACGGGCCAAGGCTCAACCAAATACATGACTGAACAAGCTGCTGTCTGGAGTTCTTCAAATCCATATGCAGCAGAAACCAACAAAACCCATTTGCTTGCGCAGTGATAAGCGATGATTGCGATCAGACAGAGTGCAGCCATAGCCCCGAGTGCTTTGCTGGCAAGACCCCTAAACTCAGGGTCCACCAGCAGCCATCCATAGTTACGGCTGACCCCTATAAAGAGCAATGCAGCCGCCAAATTAAACCGGCTCAAGTGGTCCTCCGCCATCGCCAGAACGTGCGACCATTTGTTGCGATTCTTCTGGTGCGGAAAAAACACCATCTGCATACGTCCAACCAATACCACTGCCTTGCGATGGGACTACTGCATCCCATTTGTTGGCGATGTAGTCTGCAAACGCATGGTCACACACGATGACGTTTTCAACAATGCCATTTTTGACGCATGCGTATTCCATTACTCGCTCCAGACGACAAGGCAATAACCAGTACCGCCAGCACCACCAGCGGATGTATTCCCGCCACCGCCACCGCCGCCGCCAGTGTTCGCAAGACCCGCAGTTCCAACACTGGCAGCGCCCCCGCCAGCGCCACCACCATGAGAAGCAGGAGTCGCCGCCGCCACGCCGCCGCCACTTCCGCCACCAGATCGGCCATTAATGCCAGGCCCACCAGCTCCACCAGCAAGAGACCCAGCATTTGCCCCCAATGCGCCTGCGCTACCGCCCAAAGCGTTACTGGTCCCGCCTTGTTGAGCAATGCCGGTCAGTGCTATTGGTGGCTGTCCTGTTCCTGCGGCACCGCCACCGCCACCGCCACCGCCTGCTGCTGTATTGCCATTGCCGCCGCCGCCAGAAGCGCCAGCGCCGCCAGCAGCATTACCGCCACCATAACCGCCGCCTTTGGCTGTTAGAAACGCTCCGAATGTGCTGTCATTACCAACCGTGCCATTTGTCGCCGTAGCGCCTCCAGCCGCTGACGCCGCTATGGAAACAGCTACAGGTTGCGCCGTTACGGTCACTGGGACCATGTTTCTGTAAGCCCCTCCTCCGCCGCCGCCGCCGCCTGAGTTGGCTCCAATACCACCACCACCACCACCACCACCACCACCCACCAAGGTGACATAGCACTGACCGCCATTCGCAATCAATCTTGCGGATGGTGTAAAGGTGCCAGACGCCAAAAACTCTTGATAGCGAAGCTTTCCACCGCCAGAAGACGGGGGGCCGTAATTAAATGCGCCAGCCATTACCAAGCCGCTCCGTTTGCGTAGATCGTGAAGTCTTGATCTATCGTGGAGCTAACGTAGTATTGCTCCGTTGGCTCTAGATTTGTATTCTCGAAATTTGTGGACGATTCAAACGATGCGACCGTTGTGGAAGCGGTAACCGCAGTGACGGCTATCTCTTTCCAAAGGTGTGATGTGGTGCCGTTGTAAATCCAGATGCACACCGTACCAGCGACAGTTGTTTCTTTGGCTTTTACTGTGATGTTGTCAGTTCGGAAGCCGTTTGTAGTTGTGTCTGTCAGCTTGACCAATCCGATAGTTCCTGCGATGTTTGCTCGGCTTGTAATCGCTGTTGGGCTGGTTAGCGTTGCGATGAACGTTTTTGGAGTCTGAGCGAATACGGGTGTTGCTGTCATTGCCATTTAGAGGCCTCCGAAATTGACTTGTAAAAATATGTCTTGCCCTGATACCGGAACAGCCGCCCAGCTTGCGTTAGTTCCATCAGTGGTTACAAACTTCCCGCTGTTGCCAGATTGACTTGGCAGGACAGAAGAGAATGCAGCCGCTGCAATCGCCGCGCTGGTAAACGCCGTACTCGCTGCAAGCCCGTTGTTAGTTCCAGGCGGTTGCGTGGCGACATAGAAGCCAGTAACACCGGTTGATGTGGCCCCAGCAAAGCTATAGAGAAGAACGGTCTTAATCAGCCGGATGTGGTCATCACCCTGGCCAATGGGGTCGCCAACCAAGGGGTATGAGGCATTTAGCTGGGTAACGTCTGTTGCGGTTTCTACGGTCATCAGATACCCCTGTAAATATTGGAACCTTGACCGCTAAAGAAACTGTCACAACGCAGCGTTTGCTTGCTCTTTGTGGCGTTTGTATCGATCATTGCCTTGTCTATTGCCTTGTCGTATTCCGATTGCCAATACCCCTGTTGCGCCAAATCCCTGGTCCATGCAACCGACTGCAGCAACGCGCCAAAAACATAGATTTTGGGCCAGTTCGTCAGAACGGTGTTGGTCAATGTGGTGGCAATGTCAAACACTGGCAGATAACGCAGGGTGTACGTGTGCGCCGAATCCGCTGGGTTTTCAGTTGCTACATACGCTCCATCAATGGTGTAGAAGTCAGACGGCGCATTGTCTCCAGTAACCGGCAAATCTTCCGGCGTGCGGTAGATCATTTCCACCCGTGGCGAGTCGGTTGTGCACCACAGCGCCAAAGGCTTGCCAAACCGCGTAGGAACGGCCATCAGGCGAGATCCAATCGAAGCCGTTAGCGTTGTCTCGGTTTCCATCAAAAGCGTTTTTAGGTCGCTATTGATTTCGCTCTCTGCTAATCGGATGAAGTCGGGTATCTTTGCCGTTAGGTCGGTTCGGTGCAAATACCCATCCTCGCCATCCAGAGCGGTGACGAGTTGGGCATATGTCGTGATCGCCATTTACTCATGCCTTTGGCTTTGGGCCTGGCTTGTTGCGTGGCTTGTCTTCAACTGGAGCGGATAATGGCTCCATAGGTCCGCCGCCGCCGCCGAGATTCGGCACAACAACTTCGCCGCATTTCAGGGCTTCAAGCTGGGCCTTCATTTCAGCCATGTCGCGCTCGTTCTTTTTGCGCCAGTAAGCAGCATCAGAGCCATCGCCCAATGCTTTGTCTTCGGCCTTACGAGGCCATTGCGTCCAGCCAGCTTCAACAAGTGCAGCGACTTCTGAGTCTTCTACATGCTTGTTGCCGTGGATTGGGTGTTTTACGTATGCCATATGTTCCTACTTTTGAAAGTTGCAAGCTGATAAAAAACCAGCCCCGAAGGGCCGGTAAGATCGCAGAGAACTACGAGGTGGCGAACGGTGTTGCCAACGTGCCCGTACCGCGCAGAACGCCGTGAATGAGCCACTGAGTAGTGCTGATCGCTGTAACGACATAGCGGCTACCAATCAAACCACCCTTGGTTGCACCGTCTTCAGAGATTGCAACGATGGTTGTACCGTTGGCCTCGAAAACGCCACCAGATGTTGCAATAACATCGTCACCCATGATGACACTGCCAAGCAAGAACTGGGTTTCGGCAGCAGTGATCGTCTTGTATGCGTTCGTAGTCACAGCCACAGTGGCCTCGAACTCGAATTGCATGCCAAGAACAGGGGTTGGCAACGTGTAGACAACACCATCCGCACGGTCGAACAGGCACAAAGCGCCAGATTCGCTAGCCAGCAAGGTGCGTGTAGCACCCACGCCGCTGATCACCTCGCGGTGAAGACCGGGCGCAACCGTGCCAGATGGAGAGTGGGTGCCCAATTGAACGGGAACAGTAGAAATAGTCATGATGTGTTTCCTTTACAATGACGTCTTTAATCGGAACTAACTAGGAGACTCGCGTGATTGCTGCCGAATCCAAACTTATGAAGACAGGCGATGTTTTTGCCAGATACACCATTCTTGGCATCTTCAAGGAAGAGGGTGTTAAATCTCTTTTTGCCAAGGTCCAGTGTTCTTGCGGTAGTCCTCCGCGCTACGTCAGAGGCGACACACTCCGAGATGGCACTTCGCAAAGTTGCGGGTGCCTTCGTAAAGAGGCCGTCACAAAACATGGCGCGTGGAACCATCCGCTTTTTGGAGTCTGGAGCGCCATGGTTAGGCGCTGCACAAATCCAAAAGACAAGAGATACCATCGCTACGGCGGTCGCGGCATACAAGTTTGCGACCGATGGCTTGATGTCAACAACTTCATAGCCGACATGACCGAGGGCTATAAAAAAGGCTTGCAACTCGACAGAAAAAACAACGACGGCAACTATGAGAAGGAAAACTGCAAGTGGAGTACCACAAAGCAGCAAACCAGAAACTACAGTCGCAATGTTTTTCTTGAACATAATGGCAAAACTCTATGCGTTATTGATTGGGCCGTAGAACTTGGAATCCCAGCAAAGACCATTTACCAGCGAGTTGCTGACGGGTGGAATGCAAAAGATGCGTTGACAAAACCCGTGAATTCGCAAGTAAAACGGTCATCGCTGTAGTTCCGATATTAGGCGTTAGCGGCGCCTATGAGTCTTGACGCCCACTCTGGACGCAGTGCACCGAAGCCATACAGCGCATCAATACGCATCACCATGTGATCGTTGTTGATGTCGGACTGTTGCCAGATGCGCAGCGAGATACCTTCATGGTTTTGCACCGAGCAAGTGATGCTATCGCCCATGGTTGGCAAATCAGCAGTCACGATCTGGAACGCTTCCTTGTGGTACATCAGTTGCTGCACGTAGTTCGCAGAGGCATTTCCTACGAATGTGATGTCATCATCATTCGATGGCTGGCCGCTCACGTTCTGGAGTGCTGCGTTTGGACCCGTGCTGTCCCAATAGATCGCTGGTGTAAACACCAAGTTGGTGGCAGTGCAACCTGCACCGCACACGAACTGCTGCAAGTGTGGAAATGCAGCGCGGGTTTCTGGGTTGATGGCGTATATCCCCTCAATGGTAAACACCATGCCTTCTGCGGGAGCGACAGAGAAGCCATCTACAGTCAGCGAGGTGATGCCGTTAACCAGCGAGCCATTGTTGATTTCACCAGCAACGTCAGCCGAGTTTTGCATGGTCCACATGCGCTCGTTTTCGTACCAGTCGGCCATCGATGTGCGGCCAATCATGCCTTCGCGGTATTGCTCCTTGATCTGGCTGGAGTCTTGGAACAAGCCCTTCAGACCATTCACCAGACCACCCATCGCAACAGAGTCGCATTGGATGTAACGGCGACCGTCTTTCGGTGCAAGGCCTTGATTCAGCTTTGCGCGGGCAGCACCAGGCACAACCAGGTCAGTCAGGGCGGTGCCAGCGGTACCGGCGACGTTCCATGTGGCCTTGGTGCAAGCGGCGATGTAGTCAGACTCGATGCGAGAAATCAGGGCCGCTACTGCTGGCTCGATGTAACGCTTAGAGATGTCGTCAATGTCGCTCCACATTTCTGCGGAGTTGAATTCCATACCAACGTGCTTTTGTGTCGCAACGGTCAGTGTGCTGGATTGCTCGTTCTGGTGCTGGACAACCAGTTGGCGTCCGTCAGAAACGACGTACTTGTTTGGCTTGCGGATTCGCAGGGCATCGCCAATCTTAGCGCCCTTCTTTGCGAATTGCTCGTCATACTGCAAGTCGGTGGTCTTGATGAATTGCGATTTTTCATGCGCGATTCGGATGGCTTCCTTGGTCAGCATGTCAATCGTCAGCAATGTATTTGCCATGGTCTTTTCCTTTACAGCGCCTCTCGGCGGATGTGTTGACGCCTATCGGCGCTTGAGTTGTTCTTCGCGTTGCTTGATGAAGTCGGCCATAGAAATCTTTTGATCGCTAATGGATTTCTTCACCGCGCCACTCCCTGGGCTTACCCTGGGAATCGGCTTTACTTCGGCTGGCTTCGGTTTCGATTCTGCTGTTTGCTTTGCGATGAGCTTGTAGTACTTGTCCACAATGTCAAAGGCCTTCATTGCGCGAGGGTCGGTCATGTTCTCCAACTCTTGCGGCTTGTAGCCTAACTTCATCCCGCTTTCAATCAGCGATTTCGTCACCTCCGGTGTGCCAAAGCCTTTAATCTCTCGGGTCAACATTTGCAAGTCCTGTTCGCGCTGCCGTGCAGTTGCCTGTTGCATTGCGAGAGTCTGCTGCTGTTGTGCCTGTTGGGCACCGCTTACGATGGAGGCTCTTTGCTGTTGCAATTCCTGCATCTGGCGGGCAAGTTTCATAGACTGCACAGGGTCTGCATTGTCAATGGCGTTCCAGTCGAGTTTGGAGAATTGCTCCAGCCTCTCATCGATCGCCATTACCTTTGCGACAGCCTGAATGTGCTGCTGCTGAAACTGTTCACGCGCTGCCAATTCCTGGGCGCGTGCTTCGTATGCCCTTGCCTGTTCGGCTACGGTTTGGGTTTTGCGGGTGTAGTCATCTTGACGAAGACTGCCCTGTTGCAATTCCTTGATCCGTTCCGCTAGGGTTTTGGGAACACGATATTTCTCACCTTCAACATCCAATTCCTCATCTTCACTTTCCGGCGTGGCAAGTAAGCCAGCCTCATCGGTGGTCGATTCAGTATCGGTAGTTTCTTGGGAGAGTCCTGAAGGCAGAGCGGCCTCCGGCGCTGCGGATTCTGTCACTTCTGACAGTTGTTCCATATCACTCATATCATCTTTCTGAGCTAGCCCATTGCTGGGCATCGCTACGGCGTCTCTCGACGTTAAGCTGGTCAACTTTGCTAGCCAGAGTTATCTAGCTACAAGGCCGCGTGACCGGTGCGGGTTGCTTGTTTGGTGTAAGCGGGTGCTGACTATGGCTACCTAAAGGTTTCCGGCCTACCCATTTCAACTTACCACCCAATAAAGGGCGGCTACTCCTGAAGTATTCCACGGGCCAGTCAACATACGTTTACATCAAAAGCAATAAAGCCTCTTCGTCGTCAGTCTCGGCAATATCGGGCCGATAGTACACATTGTTTTTAGCATTGTCAACTGAGCTAGTAACCTTTTCACGCAAAACAACAGGTTTATTTGTCGTTTCCGTGCATTTTTCAGCTTTAATCCTCAGTTTTCGTGCTTTCCTGCGATTCGTCGCCATCTTGTGTGCCTTGGTTTGTTGCCATGTCTACAGTCCCGCCGCCGACTTCAACACCTACCGCCCTACCGGATTCATCCCTGATGATGCGTTTTGGCGCTGTTATATGAGCGTGCAAAGCCGCAACCCCATTGCCTAGACCGGCGAGTTGCTGCAATACAGGTCCGAGTTGTTCGGCTACTTGCATGGATGCGTTTTGTTCAATGCCTGGCAGCATTTGGCTGATTCCATCTACTTGCTGGCTAAGACCGGCCAAGTGCGGCATGAATTGTTCAACAACCCCGGTTACCTGCTCTTCAACCTTCTGGTCGATGGCTTGCTGGGTTGTCATCAGCGTGGTGTTGCGCTCCATTTCGGCAATGGCAATCTTCACCGCGTTATCCTGCTCGGTCTTCCAGCGGTCGAAGCTGTCCTGCATCTGCAACTTCCACGCTTCGAATCCATTGTCATCTGGCGTGTCTTGCGCTTCAGGCTTCATGGCGGCCATGCGCTTGGTTTCTGCATCAAACCGCTTGGTTTGCGCCTCCATCCCCTTGATCTGCAGTTCCTGCATAGCCATCTGGTCGGCTGTCTGCTTCTCTTGCAGAGATTGGCCCATCTGCTGCATTTGGCCCTTTAGCTGGTTAATGGCTTCCTCGGCCAGCATCAGTTGCGGTGGTTTAGCGCCACTCTGCGCTTGTGGCGGCAACATGGCCTGCAGACGTTTGGCGATTTCATCCGCACCAGGCCAGTCCAGCGATTTAGCCAGCAAATCACCGATCAGTGGTGCAGAGTTTGGATTGGCTTGGATGAACTGCATCATCTGCGTAGCGGCCTCTTCCCGGCGAGTGGTGAACGATGGCCCAGCTTCGCAGGTTACGTCGTATTTACCGGCTGCTAGGTCAAACACCTTAACCAGTCCTGCTAATTCCTCTTGCTGGTCATTGGACATCTGTGGAGGCATAGCGCCGCCCTGCATTGGGCCTGCTTGTGGCCCGAGGCCTTGCGGCATGCCCATCGGTGCAGGTGGTGCACCATCTGGCCCCATTGGTCGGTATTCTGGCGTGTTGGATTGCCCTGGCACTGGAGGCTTTTGAATGACCTGCACGGGCTGATTGATGGGAACGCTGTAGTTTGATCCATCTTCCTTAATCACCCGAACGATGCGGGGAACATCATAGACCTTTGGAATCAGATCTACGAGAATCCGGCCAAGGTGCCGAATCATGCGCGATTGGTTGTCAATGAAGTTGAAAGTTGATACGTCACCCTCTCGTTGACGGGCAAGGATGGCGCGGCCTGACGTTTCATTGCTCCGAGCGCCTAAGCTTGCATCGTACAAGCCCATGATGCTCTTCATGTCATCGCTTGCGGCCAAAGCCTCTTGGATGAATCCAGATGGAGGGCCTGCGAATGGTTGTCGCTGTGGAGGGGTGTTTCCGTCATAGCCAATGAACGGATGTGCATCGCTATTGGCTGTATTCCACTTGTCTATGTCAGACTTGAACGCGCCAATCGGGCCAATGAATGGAGACTTTGGAGCCAGTGCGCCCATCTCAGTGACCATGGAACGGTGGTAGTTGTAATTCCGTTGCGGGTCTTTGGCGAAGTGGAATAGGCTCTGAAATGAGCGCTTGCCATCAACGTTAACTTCATCCCCGTAACAAGGTACTATTGGGATGTATCGACCGGGCCACTTATGGCGCTCCAGAATTTCCTGCCCGGTTATCAGGTTCATGCTGACCTGGTATTTTTCTGTCTCTCGGGTGCCTTCTACCGTGATGCCTTGCACATCGCAGATGTCTTTGATCTTTAGGTATTCTTCCTCGCCCATGATCGCGCCGGTACTCAGCTTAATCAGAATGGCTGGAACTTTTACGCGCTTCCAAGATTCGGCGACTTGGATTTTGTCATCCTCAAACCAGCCGGTGTTAACGTCTGACAGGTCGAAACCAGATGATTGCGCTTTGGGCCAACGACGCTCAAAAGCATCTTTGGTGAATTTCTGAATAACTTGTGAACGGTTCCAGTCGCTAGAGTCTGCGGCTGTAGAGTCTGGGTCGCCAAACACTGCAAACGGGTTGTCTACCCGCTTGATCTTGATGTCCTTGTCGAAATTGTCTTCACATGCGTACTCAATATCGACTGTGACGTAACCAATGCCGGAGTTGACCGCAAAGTCTAACGCCGTGTCGTAGGCAATATCCGCGTCGCTGGTGTATTCGATGTTGCGGATCAGGCCGTTGTAGATTTCCGCTGTTTCTCGGTCTGCCTTATCTCCAACGGGATGGCATTTGATCATCGGTCTGTTTTGGCGGGCGTCGTTGGTGATCTGCTTGCCAAATGCTGGGAGTCGGTTGATCGTCAGGCATGGGCGACCTTCTTTGTCCCGCTGTGATTTAACCGCATCGGGCCACTGCTCGCCTAGCTTCACGAACTTCAGCATGTCCAATGCTTCGCTGCGCTGGTCTGATTCAGCCTCTGCAGCTCGCTTATGCGCTTCTAGTTCGTCTTGCAGTTCTTGCTTTTCGGTCATAGTGTGTCCCAGCGTTTCTCAACGGATGGTTAATCTTTCTTGAACAGAACAACGCGGCCCTGTCGCATAGTGTGCGGGGTCCCGACGCCTGTATATCTGGTTTCCAGCTTGCTTAAAAGATGGGTAACCGACGCATTCAGCTTGAATGGGCCGGTCATCAAAATGACATCAGTTAGGTCATCGTTGCGGTAGGTCGAATTTGCAAGGGCGATGAAGTCGCCGCATGAAGCCAAGCCAAACGCGCCAGAGCTGTTGGACTGGATAACCAGGCTCAGCATGCTCATATTTGCAGCAATAGCGCCGGTAACGCTGAGCTCAAGCGCGAAGATAACTGTGTCAGATGTTGTCAGCCCGAGTGACCCGATAGTTACCCCGCTGTTTGTCATCCAGTAGTTGGAAACAATGTGGGCACCGCCTGGCGTGATCACCTGGTGGTTGTAGTAGCCTAGTGCAGAACTACCGCGGTCAACCAGAGAATTTACGATGGTCGTTGCTGCGTTGCTGCTCAGAGTGGTTTGTTTCGTCGCCAGCGTGCCAGTAGACCCGGTGCCCTGTGTACCGCCGCCAGTACTATCCCACTCTCCATATTCCCGAATAGCCGTGTAGCCGGGGATTGTTGGCATGTTGCCGCTGGCGGTTGGCAGGCAGTTGACAACTGTAATCCATGCACTTATGGCTGAGTGAATTCGTCCAGCGATCAGCTTTGCCGCACGCTCACCCCAATGCACGCCGTCCGATGTTGCCCAAGTCCATGCGCGGCCATCTGTGAATTGAGTGGCCCCCGTGTCTACCAAGTCTTGGTGAGCGTCAACGTAGAAAATGGTAGTCCCATTGTGCAGCGCTGCGAAACCCGCATTCGCAGCCAGAGTTGCGGTGTTCTTGCCAGTCGTGGCGAAAGCTGAACCCAGCGGGGTAACGCTCAGAATTACGCACTTCTTGCCAGCCGCCGTAATGGTGTCTACATGCGTGGTGACGCGGGATACAACCGTTGCACCACTTGCGCCGCCGCTGTTTATGTCGTTGATGCCTGCGCAGATGATGACAAACTCTGCAGCCGTGGCACATGCCAGGGTGACAGATGCAGCCATTGCGTCGGCCTGGTCGCCGCCTTGTCCAAAGTTACCAACCAACCGACCGCCGCCGCCCATTAGGTTCTGCAGCCAAGCCCAGTAGCCAACACCCTGATTCCGGTTTTGGATCACAACCTGGGTCAATGCGCCACCAGAGATATTGCCAGCCGCGCCGGTTACGCTGGTCTGGTAGCTGAAGCTGTTGGCGTCTATCGTGATCTTCGGCCCGAAATACTCATACGAGGTATCCGAGCAATTCACAATGTTGACATCAGGCGTACCGAATACGCCATGGTTTGTAAACGCCACAGTTACAAGGCCTGCGGCGTCTCTGGTCAGAGTACGTGTGTTTAGGGAAATCCCCTGTTGCCCGTATTGGGTCAGAGAATCCCCCACCAGTGCAAAACGTGGGTCGGCAATCGGCACGATAGGAACCCCGCCAAACGAAGTGCCGGAGCCCATTTTCCCAAGTTTCAGACCAAACATATGTTTTACAGCGTCATCACGACGTTAATAAATTCGTGGCCTTCTAGTTACAGAAGGTGCTGAAATAGTGTTCCAATCGGACTACCGCAATTGCTTGCAGCTTGGACTGCCGTTCGCGCATCCCTCGATGACCGGTACGCATTGGTGGATAATCCAGCTATTTACCCCTAGCTGGCCGCGTCGAGTTCACGGTATGAACGGGGTTTGTGGTTGCAGAGACTTGGCTTGCACAAGTGACCTCTGGATTATGAAACCAGCGCTCTCCTAACTGAGCTACTCTGCGATATTCCGCGCATTATGCAACATAATTGCGTGGTTGTGTCAAGTTCGCCTCTTTATTCCAGCGTTCGGCTATTTCCTTGGCATTTTCGTGCGAAGTGACCACAGCACCAGGTTTATTTGGGAATGTCAGACAGTTGATGCCATCGCGGTTCATTACGCCAGCCCATCCGCTGCGATCTGAGAATAGTTCATCTCGGTATGGCGGGTTGTCAAATCCATGCGCTGGCTTAGCTGTTTTCAACTCATCCATGATCTAGCCCTTGGTTGTGATGGTTTCTTGGCAATGTGCGGTTCTTCGTAGGCAACGGCCAATAGGCCGAAGGAATCGCTCCCGTGTGAGGACCAATCGTGCTCTGGTCCCAATCCAACCCCGCGCACCTCGTCCTTCTTTTCGTGATACCAGCCAAGCGCATCGCGGCCCGCTTCGGTTGTCGCCTCGTTAAACCAGCACGCGCCGAATATGCGTCTAGCTGCTTCAATCCGAGCAGACGCCGCGCCCTTACCCTGATTCGGCACCACTGTTACTTCATACCCCGCCTCTTTCAGCGCAGATTCATAGGATACATCGTAAACCTTGTCTTGGGTAGAGCCGTCGTGCGGGAGCCATATCTGGCACTTTTCTGGCGTGTAGTTCTTGGTTCGCATCCATTCAAGGTGCGCAGCCAATGGCTGTCCTACAACCTCGTAATAGTCCAGCACCCGGATTTCCTTGCCGATGAACTGCGCTATCCACATAGTGAATGCGTCGGCCCTGGCTCCAGTTCCACCAATGTCCACGAATGCGCGTTTTGTCATCAGTGGATCAGCAGGAACCCGGCTAATTCGGCCTTCTGCCTTCGCGTCTGTTAGACATTTAGCGTAGTAAGCACCAGCCACAACACTGACAAACTCGCCTTCCCAGATGTGCGGGTATTGATCTGGGCGCTTTTCCTTGTCTTCCATGCGCTGACGCTCCAACTTGGCCGGGAACTTGGGGTTGTCTCGCCAGTTCAGGTCAACTACCTTTATCAGCGGGTTGCCCGCGTTGACGAACCGCGATTCAACTGCAGCCGTCTTTCGCTTCGGGTTCCAAGTCACCCACAGTTCAGCATTCCAGTCTTCACCCTCTTCCCGCAGAGTTGGGATTAGGGTATTCCATGCCTCGTCCGTCACTGGCTCGGCTTCGTCCACCCAGCAAATCAGTATTCGTCCCTTTGACTTGACGCTGGCGATGTTTCGATCCAGACCGGCAAATGTGAATTCGATACTGCCGCAGCGGCTTTTGACGTACTTTTGCCCGATTTCGTACCAGGCATTTAGCCAAGGTTCGTCTTCAATAGCCCGTTTGATTTCCTCAAGGCTAGAGTCTTCCAGGGAGTTCATGAACTGGCGGGCTGATAGCAGGATGCCTTTCTGACCAGCCATGCCGAACATGTAGCCGCGAATGGCTAGCATCTTTGCGAAGCTGCGAGTCTTGGCTGAACCCCGCCCGCCTCTGGCCCCGCGAACGTCAGCAGACCCAGCGAATACCGGGATTAGCTTCTCTGGCAGTTCAATCCTTGCGGTTGCCATTTGCCATAGGAACAAGTTCAACGGTATGGATTACAAACTGCGGCGCGGCTTGTCGATTGTCTTTTTCGTACAGCCCGAGGTACTTGGCTATCTTCTCCAATGAATCCAGCTTGGAATGGGTTTTCAACTCCAGCCCTTCTTTGGTTTCCTTGACGCCAGCATAAAGCGTTGCGGCTTTGGCGCTCAGTTTTGATGTGTCTTTAAACACCGTGCGGCCAACTCCCTCGCCAAAGCATTCGGGGCAATCCTGAAAAGGCTCTAGCCGCTTATCGTACCCAATGCCGCCCTGCGGGTCGAACTCGGTTACTGGCTTCCCTTTCTCCAGGGCGTCTTCGTTGGCCTTGGCGTGTTTAGCCTCAGCCTGTAGCATTTCACTGGCAGTGCGCTGATACAGATGATCGATTCCATAGCAATATCGGCAAGGTCCTACGCGGTATTCAACAATCTCCCGAACGTCGGCAGTTGCCATGCTCCATATGTGTTCTAGAGCAACTTCGGAGGATATTTGCAGCTTTTCGACGGTTTCTTGATGTTTTTGTTGAAGCTTTGTTGATACTTCAACGTCTTTCAACAGGCGCCCACCAGCAGAATAGGCGGTTTTCTCGCTGTATCCAGCGGTCACAGCAGCCTGAGTCGCATTGCCACCGTTCTCAAGATAAGCAGCGACAAACAACTCTTTACGGCTGGTCGCGGGTATCCTGGGATTTGATTTGCCTTTCCTGGCTGGCGGCTTTGCTGGCTTCTTGGTCATTTGCTATCGGGCTCCATCTTAGTTGCGAAGCACGAGAAGTCAGGCCACCTTTCCAAAGTGTGGCAAAGTGTAATGCCATCCTCCGCAAATCCGATTGGCGTCTTGCGGTAGTTAGGCTGCGGGTTCCAATGCTTGCAGTTAACACAAGGTGGGCCGCTGATGTCTAGCTTTGGGTAAGCTGGAAGCGCTTCTACGTACCAAGGTTTTGCCATCACACACCGCCAGTCTTGCAGGCAACCCTGCCACTAGGGTATGTAAGAGGCTCTCCCCCAACAAAGGCGCAGTCTTTGCGGAATAGCTCCCGTTCGTGTTCGACGGAGAAATAGACAGCTGCCCAAGTCAAAAGTCCAACAGCCAAGCAAATGCCGATACTTGCCATCATTGCTTTTAGCATCACACCACCCCCAATCGCAACTCAACCAGCCCGCGCATTGCCTCGTCTGAGGCTTCCTTGACCTTCCTAGCGTCTTCCAAAAGCTGCGGCGGGCAGTCTGGGGCGAATTCCAGCAGCTTGACCATCTTGGCTGCGTCTGTGTTGTTTCTGGCCCATTCTTGAGCCGCTATTACTGCTAAATCGTTCATTGCGAGTTCCTTGGATTATTCGCGGTTTGCCCATTGCGGGCGGGGGGGGGGTTAGATTGCGATTACTGCGACCTTCAAAGCCGGTCCGAGTGGAACCGTGAAGTATTCCGTGGTGTTGGCGTCCATTTGCAGGCTGGTGATTAGGGCAGTCGGGGTGCCTTCACCGACCAATACAGCGCAAGCCGTATCAGTGCGCAGCCGGATAATGCCGGTTTTTGCGCTCAGTGCATTGGCTGTTGCGGCACTTGCACCAGCAATGGTTACATTCTGCGTGGCAATAGGCGGCATCTGCACCGCTGGCAGCTTGTTCCCCCCGGTGTCTGTTCCAAGGTAGATGAATTCCGTAATATTCAAGTTTGCCATCTAGGCTCCTTTTGTTTCGTTATCCATCCTGCTTGGGGACGCTTGGCTTCACAGCCTCGGTGGAATTGGCTATTTTACCTTAACTGGTGGCCCCGTGGTACCGCGCCACGTACTCGCATCAGGGTTTTACCCCTGTTCAAGGTTTCGAACCTTGTCCTTTACCAAATCTCGGCCAGCGAGCGGGAATCGAACCCGCGTGATCTTTTGGTGGCCGGTTGCGACCCCCAGCGCGTCTCTCTAGATCACCGGAGTTTCACCGGGGGCGGGCGCGACAGTCCGCATGCCAAAGCCTATATTCTTTACGTCGCTGACGGGTTGTTATTCCCAGCCCATCGCAACTGGGCATTTCACCAAACTAATCGGGCGGCCAGGAACCCCTAGCCCTGCGTACAAGATGGGCTCATGGCCCTTCCGTTGCGCTTAACCCAAACGGCTGCTGACTGCTTCAGGTTAACCGTGCAGCCCTTATTAGGGGCTGTTCGTACTGGATTGCAATCAACATGCGCTTGCCGCCTCAACAGGCGTACTAACCCATGCGTTAATTTACATGGTAGGTGGTTGCTTGTCAAGTGATTTGGTGCGCCCGCCAGGATTTGAACCCGGAACCCGTCGCCTAGAAAACGATGGCTCTATCCAGTTGAGCTACGGGCGCTGTGTTAGCGCCTGCGTCTGGTTAATTGGTGCCCGAGGCATGGAATCGAACCTGCAACCTCACCCATACAAAAGGAGCGCTCTGCCATTTGAGCTACGCGGGCCATTGTTAGGCCTGCGTTCGTGTGTTGGTCTGTGCGCGGTGAATCGAACACCGTACCCCGTGGTTCCAGGCCACGAACTCTACCAATGAGCTACGCACAGAGGTATTAGGTCGCGGGGAATCTGGGATTTTCATGATGTCGCTGATTCTATCGGGTGGGCTTCAGTTGTCAAGCATTAGTTGACTGCTCATAGGACAAGCCAAGCGGGTGATACTACCCACTCTTAGCCATCCTGTGTCAGGACTACTATTCCCATAAGGTCTAGGTTCTATTTCCGGGCGACCATTGCGCATGGCCTAAGCGTCACATCACCACGTTTGCCCGTTCCTGAGATACCCCTAGCAAGTTCTCGCGCTGGCTTGTCAGTAAGCGCATCGCTACTTGGGAACTGCCGCGACATGGCCCGTGAATTACGCCAATACGCACCCAGACGCTGAAAAGCAAAAAGGCATCAAGTCCTTCAGCTTCCCACGGCGCAACTGTGTGACTTCAAAAGTCAGGAAACTGAAAGGCTTGATGCCTCTGGGGTGAATTGTCACATCGGTTGCGCCGTTTGACAAGCTGATCATAAACCTAGCATGGGATTTTGTCCAGCTTAGGGTAAATCCTAGTAAAAATACTGCAAATAGTTCTTTTATTACGCGCGTAACAATATACAATTCAGTCATCGCAGCAAACAAACCGGAGTAAACGAAATGACATACGAAGCCTTCAAAACAGAATACGCAGCAACCTTTGCCCGCATGATGTCTTACAAGCCAAATGAATGCGGTTCTTCCTACTACTCCGAAAAGCTGGCCGATTTGTCTGACGCATACCCTGAATTTGAAGCCCGCATGGAAGCGGAATTGGAGGCAGCATGAACTTATACGATGGCCGCAAACCTGAACCACCATATATAACAGACGCAGAACAGGCTGTATTGGATGAACGGGAGCGCTGCGCAGTAATTGCGGAATCTCTTGAATGGAGATTGCCGGTTGAGGACTGGATAAGTCTTTCAAAAAAACAGATTTCTGTAAAGATTGCACGCGATATAGCCGAAGCCATACGGAATCCTTAACCAATGACCACTAAACCCCTTTCCCAGCGCGTAAGGAACTCCGAGAAAGCCCTAAAAGCGCGAGGTGGCAGGCGCATGCCTAACGGCTTCCTCCAGCCTGATGCAGCCATTGCGCTGATTGATCTGGTGGCCGCTGGGTATGCTCCCTCTCCTGTTGCTGTTATCTCGGCTGCGCTGCTGGATGCTCACAGGAAGATTGCGCGGGCTGCGGCGCTAGCCCCCACTTCTCAGCCATCTGAAACGGGGAGCTGATTCCCCGCCACTTGGTAGGCGGTGGGTCGGGTAGCGTGTAAACCGGGGCTCGGTCGGCAACAATCTGCCGCCAGCCTGGTGCAGCTTTGTACTTCTTGCCGTGATGCCCGTTGCCGATTAGCTCCAAAACGCCTAGTTCCGTACCGCGATGGCAATACTTGCTTGCCTACTCGGTTGTCCATTCCCCGTGTTCTTTGGCGATGATCGCGCAGGATGAATCGCCTATGTCTTCCAATATTTCGCAGATTTCAATCACGCTTTCGCTGACTGGTGATTTGTCTTTTGATCGGGTCATGCGCGGTCCCTTTGTTATTTCCAGAATTGATACCAAGGCTTCTTGAGTGGGCCTGGTCGGCATCCGCCATACATCCCGGCGTATAGCGATAGGTCGATTGATGGTTTCCGCTGCATACGTTGCTTCGTCACTTCCCACATTTGTTCCAGAGCTGAATCTGCTGCGTTCTTTCGTGCGTAGTGCGCTTCCCTGGCCCGCACCCGGTTGATGATTTTGGATTTCACGCCATTGCCCCCATAGAAAATACACTATTCACGCCCTTCCACTTGGTTCTGACTCGCGCCCGACTCTTGCGCGGCTGCTTCTTGTATAGGTCCATTCGCGCTTGGTGAATCTCGCGCCAGTTGTGGACAACCTTGAACACGTTGCAGTTATCAACCCGGCGATTTCCGCGCTCTACGGTCAGATAACCCATGCGGACGGCGCGAATCAGGCTTGCGCTCAGGGTGTTGTTGGTTGCGCCCGGCACAAGCAGGGCAACATCGCGCACGATCATTGGCCCTAGTTCATCCAGCTTTTCAATGGCTAGCATGCACTTTGGTCCTGGTGGGGTGTACTCTTTCATAGGTTTGCTCCCATCTGAAAAACACTTGATATGCCGGTCCAGCCTGTTCGCCGTACTGGCTTCGGTTCAATCGTCCTAGTGCGCGTGGTTCGGCGTTGTTCGAGCATCTCTCGCCAACCAGGCACTACCGACCATGTGTTCTGATTGCCCTTTGGTATCTTTACCCGAGTTACCGTCATCAACCCAAGGCCCACGCCACGGGAGCAATATTTCCCAAGGTTTGACAGCTCAACGCTTGGCATTAGCTTGCGTAGGCTGCTGGTTTCCATGGGTCCGTGTGCGTCTAGGTGTTCGCACAGTTCGCGGATTTTTTTGCCTACCGGCCTTCCTGCTGTCATAGCGTATTCCCGGGATGCAATTTGCGTTTTGCTGCTAGATACACTTGAGCGGCCTCTTCTGGACTTTTGTATGTCCCAAGATATTTACTCTTTCCGTTTGCCCCGATGTAGGCGGCCCAACCGCCTCTTTTTGCAGAAACTCCAAGATACCCGCTGGAGTTGTGTTTTTTTGGTCCCTTGAGATTTTGCAAGTTCCAGCATTTATCTACATCGCGTAAGTTTTCAATTCGGTTATTTGCTGGGTTCCCATCAATATGGTCTATGTCAAATTGCGGCCACGCTCTGTGAACATAAAACCAGATCAGCCGATGCACTGCATATCTCTGCGAATCAACATCGGCGTAAATGTGTCCATGCTTTCCAACCCAACCGATGCGATTCCCAGCCAGACTCACCCCCATGCCTTTAACTCTTATCAATTCACCAGTGTTTTTATCGTAAAAGACAAGCTCCAATAATCTTTCATGAGTCATTGAATATTTGCTTTTTGTCTTAGATCGAACCTCGCAGCCGCAATGAGTTGCAGTGCGGCTATTCAGTCTTGACGTACTCATCTTGCAAGACGCCCCACAATCACACAAGCAATCCCAAAGAACGCTCCCCTGCTTATTCTTTTCATCCAGCCTGCGCGTTACAACTAAATGAGAAAACCTTTTCCCAACAAGATCTACTAGATAGCCCACTGCTTTACCCTTTCTGCGGCTCTCATAAGTTCATCCATAAGAATCGCCTCGTTCATCGCAACGGCTTTATCGCTTGTCACTCGGCAACCCACCAAGTGCCAAACATCTCGCGACTGCCAGCCTGTATTGAGCGGTCCGTATATCACACGGGCTAGACCTACCACGATGTTTTGCGGGTGGTCGAATGGCTTTGATTGGGTGGTGTCGATGTTCATTTCAGCGCTCGTCTTTCGATGTTGATTTTCCACTTTTGTGAGCACCCATTTCTGATATTCCAATTCCAGAAACACCTATGTACTCTTGGCCTGTTTTTGTATCGGTGATGATGTACACCCCTCGCTTTTCTCCATACGCCAATATGTCATAAATCACATCAACGCGCTCCACAGTTATACGCTTGTTCGCTACAACTGGCGCAGGCGCAGACTGCTCTTGCCTCTTCTGCATAACAGTTGATGTCGGAGTTGCCGCCGCCATTTCTGCGGCTCGTTGCGCTTTGCATTCTTCCGTATCGCAACATCCAACTAGGAATATAGGCAATAAAAGCAAGAGTGTTTTCATGATTTCCTTTCTTGTGCCTATGGGGATTTGGGGTTACTCTGCGAGCTTGGTAAACGTGTGCACAACCATCATCTTTTCTTCAGATTTGCACTCAACTGGGTAGGCTTCATCCATCCAATCAATCGCCTCCGGCTCGCCGTGTTTTCCACCGCCATACCAGTACGTCCAGCCGACCCAAGACCCATCGATGTACTTGGCGGCAACGGCGCTAGATTCATAGTGGCGCGAATACTCTGCTGGCAATCCCGTTTCTACGCCACTGCAACGCAATTCTGATTTCGCGTCCTGCAGCTCGCCTTCTTCATTATTGGCGTCATAAAGCTCGTCAATATTCTCAGCCGTTACTTCTACGCCAACCAAGAAATCAGGGTCAGACTCCTGCTGTTTCAGCAAGATCATGTGTTTTAGTTTTTGCTCGCAGTTCATATTTCTCTCTCAGGTTGTGCCGGGAATCTGCCCGTGCTCAGATTTCATCAATTCACGAATCTCACGAATGCGGGATAGGTAGGCTTGTGTCATCTTCTCGCCTAGGTCATCTTCTCCGAGTCCGTTGGTGTCCATGTCAAGGGCAAAGCTTTCTATTGCTACTCGGATTGCCATTGCTTGGCCTTCGCTTAGTTGCTTGCCGTTTATGGTTATGCTGGGTTCTGGCATGGGTCAATGTCTCTCAAGGTCAATAAATCGCACGCCCAAGTCTGTAGCTGCGTATGCCTCTACCTTGTCGCAAAACTCGCAAAACTCTGCGGTGTTCAACTTAGTGGATGACATGCCGATAACTTGACCGTTTGGTAGTTCCTCCACGCCAATGAACATTCTCTTAAACACTTCATGCCACGATTCAGCGCTGTACAAGCGGCCATCGGATGTTGCCTGCTCTGCAACTTGCGCCAGCACTCCACGGCCCCAGTAGCGCCTATTCTGTGGCTTTGTACGCTTCTTTAGCGATACCGTTAGCACCAGCGTCTTGCCAGCCTGTAACCACTTGCCGATGAACGGGTAAAGCTGCTCCTTGATAACCGCAAAGGCTTGCTGTCTATTGTGCAGCTCCAAGGTTATTGCGCTATCGCTCATTGCGCTGCATCCTCGTCACTAATCCATCCAAAAAAACCAGCGCGATTTCCACATGCTGCGCACTTCAGTTCGGGGAATCCTTCTCCACGATAGGTTGCGATGTAAGTCCTGTTCTTACAGTTGGCGCAGCACAGTATTTCCTCTACCTCTGTTGGCGCGTCATTGCGATGGGCTAGAAATATGACTTCGCTCATTGCGCGGCCATCCATTCGCGGCATTTTGCATACAACTCAGTTCCGCATACCGCCATTACAGCGTTAGACCATTTGCGCCTCTCTATGCGTTTTCGGACTTGATCTAGGACAGCATTCATTCGGCATTGATCTTGCCCAATCACTTGTATTGCATATCCAACATCCCTTCGCCTTTTGTTTTTTCCAGTTTGCGTCTTTGAAAGTTCGGCGTTCAGGACTGCCATCTCAAGCGCGAAATTCTCTTTTCGCAAAACAAGCTCCTGCTCTGCCTCAATGTCTGGCATTTCAGCAACGCGCTCTAACAGGGTGTCTATGGGTAATTCTTGATAACTCACGGCGTCATACTTTCAAACAGGTCCATCTGCGCCATCCAAAACGCTTTCATTCGCCTAGATGCACTTTTACCAAGGTACTGAATCCGCATTGTCTTTTCCTTCGGCTTTACAAGCATTAGTTTTTCAGCGCACTTAGGGCCAACAGGCAAGCCGTTTGCTAATGCGGCTGGCTTGTTTATGCGGCGATGACAGACTGAGCATTGCATTTCGTGTCCATCGGAACATACCCAGGCCTATCCTTACGCTGTTCGCTGCAAGTGCCCATGAATTTGACCTCAGAGCCAGCGCCGTTGGCCAGTTGGTATAGCGGGACTCGGACACCGACAACTTGATGTCGATGTAGTCCTCCACCTTGTCGCCCGAGGCGACGATGCGCTCGGCCATCTCCTTGAGAATGGGCTGGCTCCAGGTCACCTTCTTGGGAAGCTCGTACTTGACGTGCAGCGCGCCGTCGTTGACGTGGGCGGTGCCAAAGTCGCGGCCGGAGTCACGCAGTGCGACGCGCGCCTGCTCACCGAAACGCTGCAACTTGGCGGCGTCCAGCTTGGTGCGCAGTTGCTTGAGGTAGGCGGAGGCCTCGTCGACATTGCGCTCGGCATCGACGAAGTCGGTGACCGGCAGCGCCGCCAGCTGGGCGATGCTCATGGCCGCGAGGTCGGCGGGGAAGATGGTCAGATCGCTCATGGCCGTCCTCCTCACTGGTACACGCGAGTGAAGGTCGAGTGCCGCGAAACGCGACGCTCGAAGGCTTCGATCTCGGAGATCAGGTAGGTGACGCGGGCACCGAGCTTGCAGAAGACCGGGCCGAGCTGTTCCTGCCGCCAGCGGCGCAGGGTCTTGACGGAAAGCCCCCAGCGGATGGCCAGTTCGTTTTCGTCAAGGGCGATGCGCGTGGCACCGTCCGGTTTGGGCCGGTTGGGATACCGGCTGGATTGAATGGAAGGGACTTCGTTTTGCATGAGGAGCACTCCTTTCGTTGGGGTGCTCCTACTTTCTTGCCGCAAGGCTTGCGATATTTCGCAGCCTTCACGCAGAAATCGCTGGCGGTCATCAGCAATTGCGGCCTGCAACTTGGCGCACAGCTGATCCAACTCTTCACGGGCATCCTTTGGGATCACCAGTTGCCATTCAGTGAACCGATGAAGTAACTCAGTAGCAGCCGTGATGATGTCTTTGCGGTTCATGCTGCAACCCCCATCAACTCAGCAACGGCATTCCAGTGAACGTAAGGCCTACTGCCGCCACCAGGCCTCATAAGCGGTACTCCCAGCGCTGCATCGTCAATGTAGACATGCGCGTAAGGCTTTGGGCTTGCCGTCCATGTGTGCTGTTCTGGGTTTTGGTTGATGCCAAACAATGGTATTTCATTGGCCGCAAACCACATAACGGCATCATCAAGATGCTTACCCGAGCGCATGGTGAACAAAATTATCTTGTCGCCGCGAGCTACAAACTTGCGGATTACCTCTGCCGCGCCGATTTCTCGGCCAACATCTGGGTAGTCGTGGGTGACGTATGTCCCGTCAAAATCAATTGCGATGATCATCTTGCTTCCTCAATAATCTCGTGCTTAACAATGTCCAGAATGTCGATCACCTCAGCAAGAGAAGTCCTGCCCGCGTAGCTGTAGATAATTTCCTTTAGTTCTTCAGCCATGCTGTTCAGGTGATCGCGGCCAAAGTCCACTACTACTACTTCGCTCATAGCGATTTCTCGATTTCTGCAATGCGGTTGATAAGGTCGGCGCGTTGGTCGCAATACAGATTCATCTCAGTAGATTGAACTATGGTTCCATTCCGCAATACCAAGCTTTTAGGCATTGGCTTACGAATGAGTTTTCTCAACTGCCTGCGCAGCAGGTACAGGCGCGGCTTTTTTAGCCAGGTGGTCATGATTGATCCCATCCACTTTCTGGCAAAGGGCCTTCGTTGTATGGCGCTTCACCACGCACCCACTTGCAGATGCGGTTGTATTCCTCGTCGTGGATGCTTTTGGTGTACTTAGGCTCCAGGCCAATATCGCGCCGGAACGTGCCAGCATCTACATGCACGACCTTGAACCAATCAGGAGCCAAGGCGGCGCAGTAGCGCGTTGTGAGTGCATCTGCGGTTTTGTCGTGCGCTAGATAACGATGATCCGAATGAATCATGTTCCGCAGGTTCTCAAGCTGGCGCTCTGGCGTCCAATACTGCTTTGCTTTGCGGCGCTTCCACCATATTTTGAATTTAGCGATCATTTCTTCCCCTTCGCCTTGTCATAGAAAGCCATGGCCTTCTGAATCAGCTTTTCGTTTTCTAACGTCCACTGAATCCACTTGCTACCCTTGAGCTTGTCAAGGATAGGCTTGTGCGATGTCTTGATGCTGACGTTTACCCGCATGCTGCGGTCAATTGGTTGTTTGTTCATACACACTATTCTAGTGAACGGGTGTGTAGTGTCAAGAACTATTTGCTTTTATTTTGCGTTCTTTTTAACTCTGCGAAGTCGCTTACCCATTACCGCTTTGAACCGAATTAGATATGGCACATTCGTCTTCACTTGCTGGTTCTGGCTCTCTAGCCACTCCACTTTATCAAGGCCAATCTTTGCAATAAGACGCGGCCTATAGGACCCCAGATTACCCCCTTTGAACAGGTTGCATTGGGCACACGACTTATGGATATTCCATAGGTGGAATTGCACTGCAGCGTTGTTACCTGCTGGCCTAAAGTGCGAGCCGTGCCATAGCCCGTCATAGTTCG